TACAAAAATCACCGGGACTAAAATAACCATCCCTATTAATTCCATTAAGCCCTACTTTCCACGTTACACCTCTATTTATTCCTCCAACTTCAAGGACTATAGTAGGCTTTTTGTTTTCCCAGATAGCTTTGTTTCTAGCCATGCGGCCGTGGAAAAGAACACTCCAAATAACATCAACGTCGGCAGTGTTATCGTTATAAACAACAGTATGCCCATTATCCACAAGGCTAGTTGCAAAAGCATCAAACACCGGTCTACTATTAAGTGCGCCATAATCTGTCCATAAACTAAATTTCATTCCAATATGCTTCTTTTCTATTAACCATTAAGTCTTTAGCAAGACTTTTACCCGAGTCTTTGCGTCCGCCTTTCATATGGTCCATCCATGTACCTAATACACAATTGATCAACGGATGTCCACCGCCACCAGTTTTAGCTTCCTTTAAGTACATATCTGCACTATAATCATGTGCAGTTGGGAAGTCGACTTTCATCTTGTTAAGTATGTATCCAAACACAAAACTATCATGCCATTCTTCTAATGTAAAGATACCATTGTCTGCATCTTCGTACATACGTTCAAACTCTTTAAGGAACTCGTGGCATACAGGATGATTTAGATTCATTCCATAAAATCCACATTCTGGCCATGTTTGTGATCCTTTACCTCTACCCACATACGTGATCCATGCATTGTTTGGTAGTTGTGCTGCAAAGTCTTCATAACTCCAATCGCTATGTATAAATGTATCCGCATCCATCCACACACACCAGTCCTTAGAGCGCACACAAGCGTCATACACAGCATATGTCTTGTTAGCAAAGCGTACAGCGTCCCATTTAAATGCTTTGTGATGATCACGTGGTCTACGTGCTCTAATCTCTGCAGGAGGTATACCGTTTGCTTTATCTACATTGCCCCAGCGTTGTTTAAATGCATTTAACTTAGGTAGTTCTACTTTTGCATCTAGTATTGTTATTTGACTTGGGTTAGGATTATTAGGCATACAATCTTCTACATATACTAATAATCTAATACGTTTGTCAACTCTTTGAGCAAAAGAATCTAAAAACCTTTGCCCATACTTTCTCATTCCTTCTGGATGAAACGTTGTTAATACTGTTATTTCTTTGCCCATTTTCTTAGGTGCCTCCATGCTGTTCCATCTTTTAATTCGTCTAATGACCAATGCATTTGTGCCATTTGGTGTATCCATAAATTGCGGTCAAAATGTTGTATATTCTCAATTTGTTCTAGATCATGATGTGATACACTCTTTGCTTGGCTGTTAATTGGATCTAACACAAAAGCCGGTATGCCTTCTATTACCGCTGCCACTGCTGGGCTACTATTATGATTTATTACACAATGTGCCTTTTCAAAGTCTTCTAGTATACTATCTGAATGGCTTATTATTACATTGTTTAATCGATACCGTGCCATCATTCTTTTGTGCTGTAATTGCTTTTTATCACCAGGATGGAATCTAACTAAGATTTTTCGATCACTATGTTTTCTAACAGTGCCAATTGTTCTAACTAACCAAGGCATTAGAGGTTCGCCGGCCATACTCCAACCACCGTCACGTTGACAGCATATTAATATGTGCTTGCCTCGAGTTGTCCAATCTTTTAATGTAATGCCTAATTTTTTACTAATAAGTGGCCACCTGCCAGTATCAGGATCATTATTACAATATTCTCCTGTATTAGGAAACACTCCGTCATAACTAAATCTTAAATATTGATGTTGCTGTTTTGGATCAGCATATAAAAATAAATTTGAATCTACAATAATACTACGTTTGCCTCGTGCATTTTGTTGTTCAATTACTTTTTTTCTTAATTCTAAATGTTTTAGTGTTTTACTACCAGGATGGACAAACCCTTGTATAACTGCTACGTCTGCATCTACTATATTGTAATCGCATACTATCTCACCTGTATCTCCGGACTTCCATACACCTTCAATAAAGTTTACAATTATTTTAGGCTTGTCTGGATTAGTATTACCGGGTGGTATGCCCATTAAGTAGGATGCTACATTCAAGGTCATTCTAGTTCTCCCTGTAATATTTTCCACGCTGTCCCGTCGATCATTTCAGGTTGTGTAAATTGTGCATAAGACAAGTGTGTCATAAATGCATACATTTCATCTTTAGTAGGTATTCTTAAATTCTCTATATTTTCTAATGATGTTTCACATATTGAACTTGCTGCATTTGGCCCTAATGATATAGCAGGTCTACCTTCCATTAGTGCTTCTGTGGCAGCAATGCTATTATATGTTATAAGACAATGTACATCATCTGCAAGTGCTTGTTGTATTGTTTTAGTAGTAACTCTATCAAATCTACTAGGCTTCATTCTAATTTCAATTGGACGATTTGTTAATGTATTTAACTTTGATACTACATTATCTGTCCATTCTTTAGCAGTTCCTTGATTAAATAAATTCATAATCTTATCACTTGGTGGACAAATTAATATTTTTCTTCCAGATGTAATTGGCTTGTAAATATCTTTCCAAGTGTTTTGTAATATTAATTCAAGGCGGTCAACAGGACGTTTTATAAAATTATCCATATTCTGTAATGCATTACAAGTAATACGATGCCATGTTTTATGTTTAGTATTTCCAAAGTATCCTGTGTCAATAGCATAAAACCGCTGTCCAGATTCCCAACATTTTTTATATTGTTTTTGACTGCCTCCGCCTACACCTCTAACAATTACAGTACCTTCAGTATTTTTAGTAATACCAGAATCGTGAATACCTATAGCAAAGTCTCGCACAAAGTTGTCGTTAATCAACTCAAAATGTTGTGAATTTAGTTCGTGGACCTTACCCATTATTCATCATGTCCTGAAGTTCTATTTTCCAAAGTCCATGGAAATCACAATGTCTATAATTTTCAAACCACGGACCACCTTCTGTATAGTGAAGTGCTTTAGGTGTGCCGTCTGTTCCTTCTTCATACCAATCAGTTAGCCAATTCCACTCATGACTAATTTCTCCAATTTCTGAATCATGTAACCAACTAAATCTATGTAAGTATGCTCCTGTTATACTTGGATCATTAACTAAATTCATATCTAATTTTTTATTACTTGGGTGTCCACAATTAACTAGCATTACACTTGACCAATTCTTACGTGGATAAACTGTTTGTGTTTGCCCGTCCATTTTAACACCTTCTTTAGGTGTGTAATCATGTTTAGCACACATTACTGCATACTTGTCATCTGCTTGATCAAACAGTTCTGCAACATCTTCTAAGAAGATAATATCACTATCACAAAATAATGCCCAACCATTAAAATTAGTTAATTCAGGCATAAGGAATCTTGTAAATGTAAATTCAGTACTTGCAAGTTTATCAACAGGACGAGTGTACCATCCTTGATCTCTAAGTTTAGATTGTATTAGAGGTATAACTTCTACAGTGTCATTGCGTGATTCAAGACTGTGCTTACATACTTGATACGCAATATCTTCTCTAGTGTCATAACCTACAAATACTTTCATTAATCTCTCCGTTGTATATCTTCTTCTATGCACTCACTACCCCATTGTATCTCAAGAATGTGTGCATTTTCTTTTCCAGGATTGCTTGGCTTGTGCCAAACTTCAACACCAATTTCATAAGGTGATCTATTAGGTGTTATCAAAACTCTGTTAACATTTGACTGCCATTCAGAAACCATATCAACTTCACCTTCAAGTACAATCCACTGTTCCGAACGTTTAAAATGTTTTTGATCACTTAGTGCTTTGCCTGGATAGATTACAAGTTCTTTTACTTTGTAACCTTTTTCAGGCTTATCATCTAGCACACGCCAGTAACCCCAATCACGTTCTGTCTTTTGTGTTTTCCATTCGTCTAGTATCCAACTACTACTGTTAGCTTTGTTCTTGCCGCCAACACCAAATGCAAATTCAACTTGTGGATGATCACCGTATGTAGTATATTCGGGTGTTGTAGTATTTGTCCTATCGCCGCCATTTGCAAAAATAATTTTGCCTGTGTTAGTTGACATAGTGTGGAATATTGCTTGACATGCACTATCGTCACTGTCATCAAATCCAATAACTTTATCTACAACACTAAGTTCTTTAATAATAGCACAACGTTCTTTGAAAGGCATGAACGGTCTGCCTTTCTTTCTTGTTAGCCATTCGTCACTGTTTACACCAACAATTAACTTTGTACCTAGTGTCTTTGCTTCTTTGAAATATTCAATGTGTCCGCTGTGTAGTGGATCGAAGCCACCTGTTACTAATACTGTGTTGCTCATGTAGATATTTACTTACTACCATCCAAAGATGTAGTCCTTTCTGACATTAGTAATTTCTTTAGCGCCTAATGACTTTAAATATTCTCCAGCACATTCCTCTGTATCTGCATGTTGTTCACAAATAACAATTGGTTTATATTTTAATATAGTTTCAGTTGCTCCTTGGAGTACTTCTAACTCATGGCGTTCGCAGTCGATCTTTAGTAGTCCAAACTTTGGGAAATCCAAACTATCCATGCGCTTAATTGATATGTCACCAGTGCCAACTTCACTAATATAACTGCTACCAGTGTTCACATGGTCATAAACCATATTTACTTTATCGTTTACATTTCCTAATGCATATTTGCGTATATCTACAGGTAAACCTGCTACGTTGCGTTCTAAGCAACTATATACTTGTTCTAAAGGTTCAAATGCAATTACATGTTTAAACTTTTCACATAATGGCCGAGACCATAGTCCTACATTAGCACCTGCATCTATAGCAAGGTTAAAGTCTGTAATATAGGGATATGCAGCATCTCTAACATCATCTTGGTATTCAGCTGGACCACCATTGCGTATACGTTTTGCAATTAGACGCTCAAAATGATTGTCAGTATCAGGCATCCAATAGTTGTATACTTGTTTCATTACAAACTCGCATCTTCCATACCAGCAACTCTAAGTTTTACAACATTAGTAATTTGCCATTGTTTCTGATCTAGTCCTTTAAGTAAGCCTAGCCATTTGTTGCGCATTAGTGCAAACTCATTAATAATCTTTTCGTAGTCAACGACATCTGCCTCGCCGTCAACGTATTTTTCAACGTCACGACTAGACAGAGCTCGTTGGTAGTTTTCGAGATATTTCTTAAAATACGAGCTACGTAGCCTTCGAAGCTCGATATTCAAGTAGTGCAGGATTGCTTCAATTTCTTGAAGTTGGTTAAAGCGATGTTCAACAATGCCCGGCATTTCTGATGCCGCACGTTCAACGTTACCTTTGAGCTTTACTTCTTGACGAGCTTCTTGTAACTCGTCTTCAAAGAACTGTACAGCCGTAGGTATCTTTGATATGTCTCTTGATACTTCGCTATACCAACCCATTACTCATCCCACTCTTCTTCGTCATCGTCCTGATTATCTAAATCTAAATAATAGCTAATCGCATCATCTAAGTTAGAATCAGTTCCGATAACTTCTTTAAACGTTTCATCACTAACACCGTAGTCTGCTAATAGATCTACAAACTTTTCGGCTACAAGTTCCATTTGTTTCTTATCTACATATTCTTTAAACATTGTCCAGATGTCACTGATGTGTTCTTCATTCATTTGCAGTTGCTTCCTCAATTTGATTTTCAGTTGCTTCTTCTGAATCAACTTCGTCGGTATTTACCACAGGAGACATTTTCTCGTTGTATTCCGACATAATCAAATCAAGTTTGCCACCGATCATCCAAGCCTTGCGATATTCAAGAACTTCTTCGCCTGCTAAATTAATATACTTGAGTCGATTACCTTGCTAAACTAACAAGCCTTTCTTTTCAAATAATTCAACAAGTCCGCTATAAGGATTCATACCAGTTTCATAAGGAATCTTAACCTGCACACCTTCGAAAGGTTTTGCATAGCGTGTTTTCATTACTTTACAACCAGCTCTAATACCCATAACTTCTGAGATCTTATTACCGTCTTCGTCTTCTTTTAGTTTCAACTTTTTCATTGCAACAACAATACTTGATGCATAGATAAAGCCTGAGCCACCACTAATCTTATCATCTGGGTCAAACATATCTTGCGATGCGTATGTGTGGTTAGTACATACTAGTCCAACGTTCAATGAGCCAATCATGTTAACTGTGTTACGAACAAGTGAAGTCAATGCCTTAGGCTTACGACCCATATCACCTTTCATATCACCCTTGTTAAACTGATCAACGTCAGTAGGTGTTAGCAACATACCCAACGAGTCAATTACAAACAACACTTTGGGACGGTCTTCTTCGTCCATTGCTTTAAAGTCTGTAATAAATGTTGAGATAGTTTTTGCTACATCATCAATCATTGACATGTTTAGTTTAAGAAGTTTATCTTCACTAGTGTCAACGTCAAGAGCCTGTA